CTGTAATCCATGGCGTGATTTGGAATGGCAAAACTGCCCTCTGGATGGATGCCGTTGATCCATATTTGATATGTCCAGTGCGCGGCAACCGTTGGGTTAAGGTCCACATAAAGCCGCAGGGGCAAGCGCTTTCCGTTGACCTGCATGACATTCTGCGCAAGGCGGGTCTGGACAATCGAGAACGCGGCCAAAGTGATCTGGCTGGCTTCGTTCAGATATATCGTGGCAAATTCCTTGCCCAGCACCTTATCCAGACGCGCCTTGTCTTTCAGGCCAGCAAGCCACAACTGCGCCCCATTGGGGGCTTCGTAATAGCCGTCCTTGTCGTGCCATTTCAGCACAAGGCCGGGGAACGCCAGCGCCAGCACCGAAGGCACGGTTTCATTGCCGATGGATTGCTTGGCATCCACACCGTCAGCCCGAAAGACAGCATGACGCGACCCCGGCGCTTTCAGCATCCGCATGATGATGGCGTATATGATAAAAAACGTCTTGCCAGAGCGAGAACCGCCATAGACCAAAAAGAACTTTGCCGCGCTGGCAAATATCGCGCGGACTTCCTTTTGTTTCGGCGTTAGCTCAAAGGTCTGCATCGTCGCCGGAGATGGTCACGGTGAAGGATTTGATTTCCTGCTTTTCGACAAGCAACCCGTGCAACTTGGCCTTGCCCATTGTTGCGCCTGTCATAGCAGCGGGGTTGGCAACTTCTTTGGCAAGTTTGCGGGCCTCGTCCAATTCCGCAGTGAGGCTTTCCAGCGTCACCATAAGGCGCTCGGTGGCCATTGCCTTGAGCTCGGAAACCCTACCCGTAACCCCCCCCTCTGCCAATAATTCGCTTGCCCGCTTCCAGACCGTCTCAGGCTTGGTGTTCTCGCCAACTTCGTATGCCATGCGATAGGCTTCTGACGCATTGCCAGTCTCGACATATGCGAGGCAAAATGCCTCCTGTTTTGCTGTCAGCGCCATTACGTTATACTATCACATTCCGTTGCGTTGTAAATGCCGCGCCTCGCCTGTGAGAGGCAGGTCTGCGCGGCTGATGTCGATGGGGCTTGCTCCTCGCCCGGCTCTGGCACCTTACCGCCTGTTTCGAGTGTCAGGTCACACTAGGCCATGAGATTATTCCGAACTTTGTTGCCATTGATGTTCTGGATTTCTGCTTTGCGCGGCGTATCCAGTTTTGTATCACGTTTGCCTTGACGCCGATATGCCTTGCGAGGTCAGCGCGGCTGTTGTGCATTGATCCATCAAGCCAGATTGGCTTGCGTGTGTGGTAGTTTCGGCCAAGCCCTACGCCGTCCAGAGTTCCGCGTTCTAGGGCGTGATGGATACACATGGCGCTGACGTTAAAATGACGCGCCGCGTCTGCTTGTGAGGCGAATAGCTGACCTCGAATGATTACGGCCACTGGCTCAGCCATTTGTAGGCCTGCGTTTTTTTGGCTTGCGATAGCCACGCATGCGGTTGACCTCATAGCGGCTTAACCCTGTGGCGCGGCTTGCGGCTGCGATGCTTGGGTATGTGTCTGGCCCGATGGTGATTTCGCGCGCGTTGTTCTTCTTGTGCTTTCCGATGTTTTCCGTATGGCCGTATCGGTCGAGGTGTTCTGATGTAGTGCCGATGCTTACGCCAAGTGCACGATCTGCGGCTGACATGCTTTCGAATATCCGTCCATCATGCAGCTGCGTTACGATCATTGTTTGAGCCTCCACATCGATGGCGATCCTACCATTGAGCGGCGGTGATCGACTTTGCCCGCATCACGCAGATCGCAAAGCGCATCACGGATGGCTTTGTCGCTGCGGCCTAGGGCTGCGATCATGGCAACGTCCAGCTTGCGCCATTCGTGGGTGAGCATGGATAGAACGGCTTGGCGTAGATGCCCTACCTTGGCGCGGGGCTGTCCTTTTCCGCCGTTGTCTTCGCGATGTGATGCTGGTGCGCGGCCATAGTGGCGCTCGGATCTGCACCGCGCGGCCATGAGTGTTGCGAGCGTTTCTTGATCAACGCGGGCAGCGAAGTGATTGGTGATATGCTTGGCCGCTTCTGTGGTTGGGGCGATGGCGCGCGGTTCATTGTGTGGCTTGGCAACGCGCGGCGATGATGGTGCGCTGCGGTATTCTGTAATGGGTGTGGGTTTCATATCTCGCTCCTGTATCCTCCGATGTGAACGCGCGGCCCGAGGGAGGAGGCTCTGCCCGTGGGGATCAATCCACGGTGGCCGCGCAGATGTAGCATGGCACGGGATGGGGTGGCGGGTCAATACGGTAATGACGGAAAACAGGTGGCCCAAAACTTTATCACCGTGGACGGCTATAACGGCTCCGTGGACGGGGTTTTGGGCCACCCCTCAAAGGCTCTAACCCCCTATTATATATATATTTTCTTAAGATCAAATAATAATAATAGGGGGTGTCCCATTCGTTTTAATATAAACACGGTATCGCACTAGAGCTTTCCGTAATGACGTTACCGTGTATACAAACGTAATTACGTTTAGACAGTATGGCCTCACGATTTGTTGGCTGAAACGCGGTTTTTTGGGCAACGCATTGATATTAAACGATTATTAGCGCCCGCAGCTCGTCCAAGACTTGGGCGGCATTTGGTAAGGTATTGATTTTGCTAGCATGTTATTGCCCATAAGTTTGGCCAAAATGCCCAAAAACTCCCACTTCCAGCCAGATCGAATCAAAACATACCTCTTGCCATAAATTTCGCTTCGGATTATCATCGGAAATCAATCGGTAGAAAATTGGAGTTCGCACGGCATGGAAGTTAGGATGATTTTGAGCAAGGAAGCGGCTGAATACGTCTCAAAAGTGGCATATCAGCGGAGAACAACCAATGGCGCTGCGATTGACCGCATCATTTGCGAGGTCATCAAGATGGGTGGCATTGCCATAACTGATCACATCAAGCCAGATGAACTCGATGAAACCAACCAGGCACCCATGTAATGAGTGACCCCATTTCCGCGTTTATCGACTTCATGCACGAAGCAGATTGCCCGCCCGCGTCGTCTGTCACGATCAATGCAGATGACAAGATGCATCGCTATATGCTATCAGGAGACAAACCCAAGACCGAGAACGGCAGCTATATTCTCAGAGTTGATGCTGACGGTTTTGCGGTCGGCGGGTGCATGAATTTCCGCGATCAGGTCTGGCACAAATGGCACACGAAAAGCCCCAGAAAGATCACTGATGAGGAACGCGCGGCGTGGAAAAAACGCACCGAGGATGCGCGGATACGGCAGGATAAAGATCGCCTAGATGCACAGGCTGCGGCGGCGGTTAAGGCGCAACAGATATGGTCAGAGGCCGATCGCAAGGGATCAAACGCCTATCTTGACCGCAAGGGATTTACCGCAGAACAGCTTGGGTGCCGGGCGTCACGCGGGGCTATTGTGGTGCCTATGTGGTCAGATGGTAAGTTGGTGAGCTTGCAATTCATCGACGCGGAAGGTGATAAACTGTTCCTGAAATCCGGCGTCAAGGAAGGCGCATACCACGCGATTAAGGGCGATGGCGACTTACTGGTGATCGGCGAGGGGTTGGCAACAATGGCGGCTATTCATGCCTCATTGGGTTGCTCGGTGATTGTGGCGTTTGACGCTGGAAACCTGAAACCCGTGGCTCTGGTGATGCGCAAGAAATACCCGGACAAGCGGATCGTGTTTGCCGCCGATGCAGACCAGTGGACGATACCGGGCAACAAGCGCCCTGAGGCGTGGGACAACCCGCCAGGTGATGATCCGCGATGGGTGGAGTGGAGAGACGCTGGGCTATGCGTAAACACGGGCGCGGATAAGGCCAAGCAGGCGGCGGTTTCGATTGGTGGCGCGTTGGTGCTTGCACCGCCATTTTCAGCCGATGACGCGGCCAAGCGCACGGATTGGTGGGATTACTGGAAAGACGCCGGGGGTGATGCTGTAAAGGCCGCATTCACGCCGCCAGAGCATGATGAAAACGATGTGCTTGATGACCGATGGGAGCCTGACTACGGCGGGACACACCATGCACCTGCGTTTGAGCAACAGGGCGATGTATTCCAGACGAACCCTATTCTGCGGGCGGTGAGGCCTCTGGGTCGGTCGGGAAAGACGTTCTATTTCTTCCCGAGGTCGTGCGGCCAGATCATGGATTTTACAGGCCCGGCGTTGGCGAATATGCAGAACCTTGTGACCATGGCACCCCGCACGCTGTGGGAGACGAATTTCGACATGAAGGCCAGCGAGAAGAAAATGGCTGGTGATGCGTCACTACTGCTTATTGAGGCCTGCAACCAGCTGGGGATTTACGACCCGGAAACAGAACGCGGCGTTGGTGTATGGATGGATGATGGGCTGCAGATATTGAACGCCGGGGATCGGTTGTTCTGGCCCGGTGGTGATTGCCTGCCGCCTGATTTCAAGAGCAGGAATGTCTATGTCATGGGTCCGAGGATCGGGCGATTGACGGCTGATCCGATGAGCAATGCAGACGCGGCAGAGATTTTGAAGATATGCCTTGCGCTGACGTGGAAGGGCAAGCTGTCGGGTTACATGCTGGCAGGATGGATTGTCACTGCGATGATTGCCGGGGCGATGCGTTGGCGGTCGCATATCGTGGTAACTGGTGAGCCTGGTGCGGGTAAGTCTTGGGTGATGGATTATATCCTGAAAGTGATCATGGGGAAAATTGCCCTGATCAGGTCGGGGGGATCGACGGAAGCCAAGATCCGCAAAGACATTGGCAGCACCGCGCGGCCTGTGATTATGGACGAGGCGGAAAGCGAGACGCAAAAAGACCGCAGCAATATGGAGTTGGTTTACGGGCTGGCGCGCAAGTCATCCAGTGGCGCGGACATGGCGAATTTCAACGGGGTGTTTCCGGTCAAGTCGTCATTCTGCTTTGCGGCAATCAATCCGCGCATCATTCAAGGCGCTGACCTTGACCGCAACACAATCCTGCATCTGGTGAAAAACAAGTCGAAAACTGCGCGCGATGATTTCAGGGAGTTGGAAAAACGCGTGGCGGCGGCGATCACGCCAGATGCCGCAGATCGGTTGTTGACGCGGACGTTCAACAACCTGCCAACTATCCTGAAAAACATTGAGACGTTTGCCGATGTGCTGACAGAGCAGGAGGGCAGCAAGCGGTTTGGCGACCAGCACGGAACCTTGATTGCGGGCGCGTTCAGTTTGACCAGTACGGCGGAAATAACACCGGAGGCAGCGAAAGAATGGTGCGCAAAGCACGATTGGCGATGGGCTAAACTCGACAATGACCAGTCCGATGGCGAGAAGCTTCTGGCGTTTATCATGGCGGCGCGGGTGAGGCATGATGACCGAGGCATGGCGCGCGAGGCATCGGTGGGGCGGCTGATTGACCGGGCATTGAACGCTGATGGGCTCGACCGCGACGTAGCAACAAACGCGCTGGGCGAATATGGCATGAAAGCTGATCGAGACTGGCTTTATGTGGCATCACCAAGCAAGCCGATTTCTGACATGCTGCGCGATACGCCATGGGGAGGCAGCTACAGGCGCGCTTTGGGCGAGTTGGATGGTGCTATCAGTCACGACAAGATGCGGTTCTCTGCGGCCATGCGGCTGCGGTGTGTAGCTGTTCCGATGGCGTTGGTGTTGGGGGATGATACTCCGGCAGAGATTGAGTTGCCGTTTGACATGGAGGAATTTCGGTGAGCGTGGAGTTATACCCAGATCAGGCCGACCTCGTAGGCCGCATCCGACAGTCTATGCGCCGCCATAAGGGCGTATTGATGCAGTCGGCCACAGGCTCAGGAAAGACCCGCATGGCCTTAGACATGATCGCAGGAGCGCACGCCAAGGGCAGCACGGCCATATTCACGGTCCCGCGCAAGGAACTACTGGCTCAGACTATCAAGACGATAGACGAATACGGGATACCTTATGGCGTGATTAGCCCCGATCACACGCCAAACCCGTTCGCCAAGGTGCAGATCGCAATGACACCGACATTGGCGCGGCGGCTGGATAAAATAGCGTCCCCCCGCGTGCTGTTTGCGGATGAGTGCCACTATGGAGGGGCTGAACTTGACAGAGTGATTGAGTGGAGCCGTGCCGGGGGAGGTTGGCGTGTCGGGCTGTCAGCAACGCCATACAAAACCAACGGCAAGCCGATGGGCGACCATTACGACCATATGGAGATGGGCTTGCCAGTGGCGGACCTGATAGCTGGCAAGCGGCTGTCCGAGTTTCGATATTTTGCGCCACACCAGCCAGACCTATCCGCCGTTTCCGTTCGGGATGGGGAATATGTGAAGTCGCAGCTTGAGGCATTTATGGAAGCCGATAACGCGATCATTGGCGATGCGGTCAAGACCTATCGGGATCTGGCGTTGGGCAAGTTGAACGTGGTTTTCGCCACCAGCCGCAAGCACGCGGGCTTGATTGTCGACACGTTTGGCGCGGCGGGCATTGCGGCAATGTCGATTGATGGCACCATGGGGCCGGATGAGCGCAAGCGCATAATCTTGGGGTTTGCGCGGCGGGAATTTACCGTGCTGGTGAATGTGGCGCTGCTGACGTTTGGCTTTGACCTTGCTGCGGCGGCTGGCATGGATGTGACGGTTGAAAGCATGTCCGACCTATGCCCGCGTAAGAGCCTACCACTAACAATGCAAGTTTGGGGGCGTGTGCTGCGGATGAAGCCATACCCCGCTATCATCGCCGATCACTGCGGCAACTGGCGGGAAAACGGCTTCCCTGATGATCCACGAGAGTGGAGCCTAGACGGTAAGAAGAAACGCGCGGCATCAGATGAGAAGGCAGAACCCGCGCGGCAATGCCCGATTGATGACGGCGGCTGCGGGTTTGTGCATCGGCCTGCGCCATGCTGCCCGAACTGCGGAAGGGTATATCCTATCATGAGCCGCATGGTTGAAGAGGTTGACGGCGAGTTGGCCGAGATTGACCGCGCGGCAATGGTGCGGGAACGAAAGCAAGATCAGGGCATGGCGGATAGCCTCGCTGCGCTGCAAGAATTGGCAAAGCGCACTGGACGCAATCCGCGATGGGCTGAGCATGTCTGGAATGCACGGCAGGCGAAGAAACGCGCATGATTATTATCTTCGCCACATGCCCCGATGATGACGAAGGCGTGTCACTGGCGCGCGCGTTCATTCGGGCGCATGGCATCACCAACGATGAGGCTAAATTGGTCAAGCGCGACGGGTGCGTGTGCGTGGTTGACAAGGCGGAAACATGGCGGCGAATTAAGCCGTCACTGATGGAGGTTTAGAATGGGCATTGCTGAAAATAATATTGTGAATGCGGCGATGATTGCGCTTTCCAAGGCGGGGGCATTGGTGTTCCGAAATAACGTAGGGACTGGATGGGCTGGCAAAATGGAACGCGGCAAAGACAAACCAGTATTTGTTGGCCGGGATGATGTAGTTGTCAGAAATGCGCGGCCTTTGCACGCAGGTTTATGCGTCGGAAGCTCAGACATAATCGGCGGGATGCGTGTCGTTGTAACGCCAGAAATGGTCGGTCAAACCGTCCTAATATTTCTAGCGCCAGAGATTAAAACCGCAACAGGCCGCGCCAGTGAGGCGCAGCTTAACTTCACAAAGGCGGTCCTTCGGGCTGGTGGTCGGGCTGGTGTTGCTCGATCTGCGGCAGAGGCTGTTGCGATTGCGCGCGGCTGACGAGATCGCGCACCATGTCCGCGATGCTGATCCAACCGCCCGCCGACTGCGTTTTGATCCAGTCTTGCTTTTCCTGATCGCTGAGCCGGATTTGGTGGACGTTTGATTTTCTCATTGCGCGCGCCTGTAATTACTGTAATGTCAATACAGACTATAGCAACATATGAGAGGATGCAAGGATGACGATTACCTACCACAACGACCTGATCCAAGGCGATGACGACTGGCACGCCGTCCGCTGCGGACTACTGACCGCCAGCGAGGTCAAGCTAATCATGACGCCAACGCTCAAGATTGCCAAGAACGAGAAAACCCGCGCGCACGTCTATGAACTCGCTGCACAGCGCATCACGCAATACACCGAGCCGTCATATATCGGCGATGACATGTTGCGCGGATGGGATGATGAAATCACGGCGCGTGACATTTACAGCGAACGCCACAGCCCCGTTGTCGAAACAGGCTTTGTCACGAATGATCAGTGGGGGTTTAAGATCGGCTATTCCCCAGACGGTCTTGTCGGTGATGATGGCTTGATCGAAATCAAATCCCGCCGCCAGAAATTCCAAGCTGAGACAATCATCAACATGGAAGTGCCTGTTGACTATTCGTTGCAGCTTCAAACCGGATTGCTTGTCACCGGGCGGCAGTGGATTGACTTCATCAGCTACAGCGGCGGAATGCCGATGGTGATTATTCGCGTGATGCCAGATCCGGTTGTGCAGGCGGCAATCATCGAGGCGGCATCCGAGTTTGAGGCCACAGTGTCAGCCGCGATGATGGCGTATCAGAAAAACAGCAAGGGCATGATCATGACCGAGCGCAAGGTGGAACAGGAGATGCATGTATGACAATTATTCGCGTAATCGACTTTGAGACGACAGGCATGGAACCGCCTGCCGAGGTCTGCGAAGTTGGCATTTGCGACTATGATGTTGAGACGCAGGCCATTGCCGATCCAACAGGATGGCTTTGTGGCGTCAAGGAAATGCCGCCAGAGGTTCGGGCTGTTCATCACATCTCACTTGCTGACTGCGCTGGATTTGAGCCATTTACCGAGGAAACACTTTACCCCGGATCGGCTGTGATCTGCGCCCACAACGCAGACTTCGAATGCAGGTTCATCACCCCATCTCTGCCAGTGCTTTGCACGTATAAAGCAGCGCTGAGGGCTTGGCCTGATGCGCCAAGCCACAGCAACGGGGCGCTACGGTATTGGCTCGAGGATCAAGGCAAGATTGCACCTGATCACAGATTGACACAGCCTGCGCACCGGGCATCCCCAGACGCCTATGTCACGGCGCATATCCTTAAGGCACTGTTTGACGCGGGCCACACAAGCAAGCAGATGGTGGCTTGGACGAAAGAACCGCGTCTCTTGCCGACATGCCCAATCGGCAAATTCAAGGGCAAGCCGTGGCCAGAGGTTGAAGCTGGGTTTCTTGGATGGATGCTTAAGCAGATCGGCATGGATGAAGATCTGAAATGGAATGCGCGGCGCGAGATTGCCCGCAGATCGGGAGTAGACCAATGAACACGATGGCAGACGTAACGCAGCCAAAGAGCGACCAGATCAATGCAGATGACCTGATCAGCGGGCCGATGACGGTTACAATAACGGCGGTTAAGATCAAGGCGGGTGAAGATCAGCCGATCTCAATGAGCTTGTCAGGAACGGCTAAGGTATATCGGCCTTGCAAGTCGATGGCGCGGGTTTTCATGGCAGCATGGGGGGCAGATGCGAACCTTTACGTTGGCCGCAGCCTGACGCTTTACCGCGACCCCAAGGTGAAATGGGGAGGTCTTGAGGTCGGCGGCATTCGCATTAGCCACATGACCGACATTGACAAGGACATGGTGATGATGCTGACCCAAACGCGCGCCCAACGAGCGCCGCACAAGGTCAAGCCACTGCAACGGCATGCAGAGACTGCCCGATTACCACAAGCCCCAGAGAACGCGCTAGAACTGGCACAGAACGCAGCCCGCAAAGGAACTGCCGCATTCCGTGACTGGTGGGGCAGCGATGAGGGCAAGTTGTGCAGGGTTGCGGCAAATCAGAATATCGACAGCCTCAAGAAGCTAGCCGCCGATGCAGACGGCCCGCCGCCAGACAATGATGATGACGCGCCACCCATGTAATGAATGAGGCCCCGGAATTACCGGGGCTTTTTTCTTTTCGCGATTTCTCTATTGATATACCAAGCCGCTTTCTCGAGGTCTTGTATTGCGTCATTTTTCAGATCGGCGCGCCATATGTATTTCAAAGCGTTGCCTAGATTGAAGCCCATATGCTCTGTGATCTGAATGCACTCGACACCGCTCGGATGGCTAGTGTAGTGCGGCGGGTGATTGACTGGATCGGCCATGAAAATCCTTTGCGGTGATGTAACCCCCGGCGTTTGTCCGGTTAGCGCCTGACCGCGCCGGGGGTATCTGGGGGTCGGTTCCAATCAAAACCGCGTGTTGCACCTGCCTATGGCTAGGCGATCCGGCATTATGCCGAGATTAGTGATTTCAGGATAGCGTGGCCGATCAACTCGGGGATTTGGGGGATAACGGCATTGCCAAGCGCCTTCACTCTGTCGCGGTCCAGCTTGAGGGAAACCCCATTGCCATCTCGTACAGAGGCGCTACGTTCTGCCAAGCGACACCAGCCAGCAATGCTTCCGTCGAAAGGGATGGCGAATGCCTCGAACGCGCCGCTAAAAACGCAGTCGTCCGCGATAGGTCCTTGCCGTCCCGCGCGTTGGGGGTAGGCAATAATCCAGATACGTTCTCTGCGATGAGCACCGCCCAAGGCCGAAGCGGGTATATTGTGCCACTCCGCATCATACCCGATTGAGGCCAAGTCAGCGAGAATTTGGGCGAACCATCCGCCGGCATTGTTGTTTGGCCCAGAAAGCAGGGCTGCGACGTTTTCCAAGATGATGTAATCAAATCGTATTTCGCCAGCCAGTCGGATAACCTCGGCATAGAGACCGCTGCGTGTTCCATCGCCAATGCCTGCCTGCTTGCCTGCATGGCTAACGTCTTGGCATGGAAAGCCTCCTGTAAGGACGTTTGGGGCAATTCCATCGGCAGCAAGCCTTGCGGCGGTAAGTGTTCGCACATCGTCATAACAGGGAACCTCGGGCCAATGTTTCGCCAACACGCGGCGGGGAAATGGTTCGATTTCGCAGAATGCCACGGTTTCAAAGCCGCCCGTTCGTTCTAGGCCAAGGCTAAATCCGCCAATACCTGAAAACAAATCCAAGATGCGCATCTTTCTCAATTCAGCCTCGCCCGAAGCGCCCGCACGAGCGCCTCTTGTGCATCAAGCTGGAATATCTGACGATTGCTATATGTCACAATCATGCCGATCCGCATCGCGCGAAATCGCTGATTTGCCACGGCTGGATTGACGCCGATGGATGCCGCGACCGCATCAATGCCGTATCCCATCGCCAGCCCTTCCATCAGGCGATAATCCTGCGCCGGGGTAAATCCGCCATCACCGATGGCCGCTAGATGATCGCGGGCGATGGCATACCATTCAGCTGCCGTGCGCGTGGGAGTGTAGTGTTCTGGGGTCATTGTGATGGGGGTCATGCGAACAAATCTCCGGCGGATGCGGTTGCGTCTTTCATGTTGCGGTTTGCTTGTGCAGCATATTCCGGCTTCAACTCAAACCCAATATATCGCCGGAACATCTTGACCGCCTGAAATCCAGTGCTACCGATGCCATTGAACGGGTCCATCACCACATCACCAGGCTTGCTGTAAAGCCGCAAGCAGTTGGCGATGGTATCCAGTTGCAGCGGGCAAACATGCCTCTCGTCATGCTTACCTTTGGCAGCACGATACCCGTTCAAGACGTTGCATTGGTTGATATTCATCCATACCGGGCTGGCCAGCTTTTGCCACTCGTAAACGTCAAATTCCGCGTGCTTGATCAATTCCGCAAGTAGATCATCATCTGGCACCGCAGCGCAAAGCCCTTCACGGCGCATATGCTCTAGCCAACGGCGGGCGATAGGCAGAGCGGCTTTGATGTCACCCGGTGCCGCGTGCTCAATTCGCTCTGGATTGTCGCCATCCTTGCGGAAAAACAGCATATAATCAGGCATCCCGACGCGGTTCATAGCGCTGTCTTTGCGGATCTGCTTGTAAAGCAGGCCCAGCGCTTTCGTGCGCTGCATCTCGACTACGGGGTCTTTCCAGATGGTAGCGCGGCCATGATAGATCAACCCGGCATCGGTATGCGCTTTGATCAGATCGCCAGAGAAGTCTTGCAGCCCAATTGCGCCGTCACGGCCCTTGCGCATTGGCAGGTCAGTGCAATGCACGCAAGCAATGCGCCCCGGCTTCATAACGCGGGTTAGGGCTTCGGCAAAAAACTTGTATTGGTTGATGAATTTCTGGCCAGTTCCTGCATTGCCGAGATCGCGTTCACTGTCGCTGTAAACGAATAAATCCCCAAACGGCGGGCTGAAAATGGTCAGATCAATGCTGTTTTCTGGCATTGCCCACATGCCTTCGATGCAATCCGAGTTGTGGATTGCCCATCCTGAGCCGCTATATTCCGGCTGTTTCAATGTCGTATGTTTCACGCGAGTTCCTCCGATTTAAGCCACTCTGGAAAGGCCAACGCAACGGGCCGATCATACACCGTTCTAACATTGGCCTTAGATTGTGCCGATTTCATGGCAGTAGCCATGCGGCGTTTCATTTCGTCATGCTTTGCACCTTTGACGTTGATCACGTCCCAGATTGCTAGTTCCGTATCCGCGACGACAATATCATTACGCACTTGCTCTGTTTGCCCAAACCGATGCGACCGCCGCACCGCCTGATAGTGTTGCTCGTAGCTATAGCTGATCGAGGCAAAAACCGCGTGTGCGCAATGCTGCCAGTTTACCCCAAATCCTGCGAGTTTAGGTTTAGTCACGATCACACGGAAATCGCCGTCCACAAATCCAAGAAGCAACGCCTCTTTTTGATCCGGGGTCATATCACCGCGCACTTCCCGTGCATCCGGGATGATCTTTGCCATCGCCGCGCTTTCGTCATTGCTTTCGCACCATACCGTGACAGGCTTATCATGCGTTGCCAGTTCAGCGGCCTTAGCTACCCGGTCCGACATGGTTAACCGTTTTTCTGCATGGAAGCTGGTTGCCGACAATTCAGGGATGCGGAACAACATGCCTTCGGTGCCAGTGCTGCGGTCAGCGTCCACAGTGTGCAACGTCCGCACAACATCGGGCAGGATATATCCGGCATCATCGCCGCCGAGGTCAGAAGGCAGGGTGGCGCATCGGCTCCAGCTTGCCACCCAAGCCCAGAAATCCTCGACCGCGTGACCCTTCAAACGCCAGTCCTGCGAAGCCGTGGACGTGTCATTGATAAACCATTTCGACAGCATTTCCTGCTGGCGCATAACGCCGAGAAACTCTGCATGATTGCCTAGCTCGGTGTGATCATTCGGGCTAGGCGTTGCCGTTGCCGCAAGTTTGAACTGCGCATCCTTGAATGCATCCATCAGCATGATGCGGGTTTTCCCGTTGAACGATTTCAGGATGCTGCTTTCATCCAAAATGATCGCGCCGAACACGGATGGGTCAAGTTTTGGCAGTCGGTCATAGTTCATTACCATGACGCCCGCGCCTACATCCTCAGGTTCCTTGATCTGGCGCGCGTCGATGTTGAATTTGGTCGCCTCGCGGATCATCTGGCCTGCGACAGCAAGCGGCGTCAGGATCAAAGAAGGCTTTTTGGTTTCTTCGGCGCATTGCCGCGCAAACTCCAACTCAATGAAAGACTTGCCTAGGCCCGTATCCAAGAAAGCCGCCGATTGCCCCATATTCAATGCAAACTCCAACGCATTGATCTGGTGTGCCTTAGCCGCCGGATTGATTGGAGATGGTTGAAATCCACGTTGCGCGATGATCGGCGCGCGTGATGCTATAAACTCTCGATACTCTTGCAAACTCATTTGATCCTCCGAAAAATCCCCCGCTACATCACATAGCGGGGGTAGTTGGCCGCACCGACAGGGAAGCGGGGCGGCAGGCAGTTATTGAACCTGATCAGTCTTAAAACTGAACAAGCGCCGATCCAGTCGCCGCCGTGTTGCTTTCTCGCAGAAGTCGAACCATGACGCGGGCAACTTTCCGGCGTGCGTATGGTCATTGATTGTGCGATCCGTGACGCCAAGCCCGTTGCGAACGCGGGGCTTGCCGATCTTTTCGATGATTTCCAATGCTGTTTTCATGGGTTCACCCTACATCAAGGAAAAATACCGTCAAGCGGATTATTCGCTTGCAAAGGCGGATTATTCGCCGCAATGTATCAGCAGGATCAAACACCGGAGAGAGACGATGACGAACATGCCATTCACCGTTTACCGCTGCGACAAGATTTTGCGCGGCCAGACATCGCAGAATGAAATTGCCATTGAGAATTTCATGACGTTCAACGAAGCCGCCGACGCAGCTAACGCTTTCCGCCGCGCCAATCCCCGCTACAGCTTCACCGTGGGGATGAATTAATCATGACCCAATCCAACTTTATCACCGCCATATGGCACCATGACTATTGGCGGGTTGACGGCATGTTCTGCGGCGACCGGGATCAGATGGGCAATCGCGCCCGTGTCTGGGCCAAATGCGCCAAGGATATTCGCGGCAATGGCCCGCAGACGATGGTTGTCGAGGTTGCCGACAATGACGAGGCAGGCGCGATTTACCGCAGCAAGCGCATCACCGTGCGGGAAGCTGAATTGATGGGAGAGAAAGTATGAGCAACGTCCACCCGATCAACGGCCGCAAGATCACCGCCTGCAACAGCGTTTTCGCGCCCGCATCGCATGACGCCGAATTGGCCGAGGCCGCGCCGTTCTGGACGGATACGGACAAGCCGACCCGCGTTGACGCCCCGCAATGGCAATGGCGGGATGGTAATGGTCGCATCATTCCATTCCAGCCGCTGAAATCGCAGGCCGAGATTGACGACGAATTTCGCGGCCCAGGCGTTACCGTTTGGCTGTGGATGGGCGCAACCGCCACGATTGCCGCGCTGCTCATGGCCGGGTTCGACTGGCTTGTGGGGGCGATGTGATGACCCACGGTGACAGCAAATTCCTACTCGCCGTGGTCGCAGACATGATCGCAGGCGAGTTCATCAGCCCATGGGGGAAGCTATGACAGAACAGAACAACGGCGGGTCGGCGTTTCCGCAGAATGATTTGAGCGCCTATGGCATTGGGCCGTCTGAGATCGGGAACAGAGGCATGAGCCTGCGGGATTATTTCGCAGGTCAGGTTGCGCTGGAGTGCTTGGGGCAGACGTGGGCATTTGTTACCGCGCAGAAAGCCCCGATGGATGATGACACATCAATCTACAAGATCGCTGCATTGTCAGCCTATGAGATGGCCGACGCCATGCTTGCCGCACGCGAGGCCAGCCATGACCTTTGACCCGACACAAAACCGCGTCCCTACCTGCCTGCTGACGGCGGGGCTTGGCCTGAAACGCATCGTTGAGGAATTTGACGGCGCGATGAAGCACGGAACTTGGCGTGATGAAAACCGGATGCGCCTGAAAGACACGCCGGAGTGGGTGGCGTTTTACAACGCGATCACCGAAGCCGACGCCGTATCCCACGCTAAAGCGATGGCAAAGGCGGGGTGCGTGTGATGGAACCCACGTCACGCGCACAATGGGCCGCAATCGCCGCTTCTGTTTTGGCAGCGCATCACGCCCAACCACCATATCACCCATGGAAAGGCGCGAACAACACGACCGAACCACCGCGCAAAGCTACCAAGGACCGCAGCAAGATCAAAGCTGCCCGCAAGCAGAACCGGAGCCGCAAATGACCCACCCCCACGATCAAGCCCCCGCGCCCCTGACGGCAGAGGTGGTGGCGGAGATGGCGGATGCGCTGAAAAGCATCAGCGTTTACTATTTGGATAAGCGTCAAGGTTGGGTTTATGACCTTCCGCAGCGGGCCGCCGACATGCTCACCGCCCTCGCCACGCAGCTTGCCGAGCGTGAGAAGGAGTTGGCGCGAGTGACGGCGGCTTTGGCGGACCCAGTTGCGGTCCACGCAAACATGCTGCGCGGACAGATCGCCATGCCGTCTTTCGCCAACATCCAGCATCTTTACGCCGCTGATTTTGCCGAGCGTGACAGTCGCATTGCCGCACTGACCGAGGCGCTGACGTTGGCGCGGAACCGGATGCAGATGTGTGTTCTGGATCACCCCGCAAACAGCCGCGCTTGGTTTGAACGCAGCGAATGGGCCGACGATGCGACATCCGCCCTCACAACCGATAAGGAACCCGCGACATGAGCGCCGAACTGAAAGCCTGCCCGTTTTGCGGCGGTGTCCGGCATCTGGTTATGCCACCGAACTGCGCAAAGACTGGCGACTATAAACCCGGCGATAATGCGCAACCAGTGGTGCGGTGCATGACCTGCTACGCCGAGGCAATGGGTATCCCTTGGGATTACACCAAGGCAACAGCCATCGCCGCATGGAACCGCCGCACCGACCTGACGCCCCCCGCTGCCGACTATGTGGCGGGGCTG